CAAGATTCTCGTCTTCAAGTAAGTCTTTGATTGTTTCCAAATATGCCATATCATTATTTGCAACATTTAGTCTAGTTTGAACATCCTCGCGACGTGAAAGTTCATCAAGATAATTGGGCGACATTAGATTCAGCCTGGAATCATGCGCAGCATCTCTTCGGTCTGCTTCTACATTTGCTGACGTTCCACCAGAGCGTGAACGCAATCCTTCTAGGGGACGTCTGCCCGGCTTTCCAGCAGCACGGACACGGTCAAGGCTGCGGAATTGCTCATCCTCGTAGAATACGTCGTCATTTCCCTGGTCTTCAATGTTTTGCAGGAAGTCCATGGCGTCTTCAACGGAATCAAACTCTTCATCATCCGCTCCGCCATAGAAATACTCCACGCCATCTTCTGTACGGAACATACCAACAACTCCGTATCCGGGAGTGTCGTCGCCATAAATATCAGCCAGAGGGATAACTTCTGCGTCTACATTTTCGCCGTTAAGTCGATCAATCCACTTTGATCCCGTGTTGTATTTTGATTCGGCAACACCTTCACGCACCCCACCCGAACCACCTTCGTCATCGTAAGAACGACGTGAACGCATGCCGGAAGTTGGCTTTGAATTAGTTCCAGGTTTACGCGATTTATTTTCTTTTCTGCGTCGATCAATTTCTTGTTTTGCCGCAAAATAGGAATCCCTGATCTTCTTCTTTTCAAGCGGGTCATCGACACTGACTTTTCCGTCCGTAACATCGAGCCAATCATTCATTAAATTCTTTAGTTCTTCATCTGTGGCGTCTTCCATATTGGTTGATCCAGAATTTGTTTGTGAACGCATGCCTTCTAGTGGACGTCTGCCATGCTTTCCTGCAGCACGGACACGGTCAAGACTGCGGAACTCTGGATCACCATATATAATTCCCTCATTGCCCTGGTCATCAACATTTTGCAAAAAGTCCATAGCATCTTCAACAGAATCGAACTCTTCATCGTCCCCGCCATAGAAATACTCAATCCCACCGAATCCATCGTCAGTTCTATAAACGCCGACCACACCATATCCAGGCCTGTCGTCACCATAAATATCCGCTAATGGGATAACATCAGCATCAACATTGTCGCCCTTGAGTTGATCAATCCACATGGAGCCTTCGAAATGTTCAGATTCTGCGACTCCTTCGCGAACACCACGCGAACCACTTTCGTCATCGTAAGAACGACGTGAACGCATTCCAGCACCATTAGAGGTACCACGTATTTTGCGGGTAGCCTTATCTAGTGCAGCCCACTGCTTATCACTTAAACGGCCACGAGAATTATATTGAGAAACAACACTTTTCGCAAAATCACCACTTAAACCACGAGCAGCCTCAATGATTGCCTTCTTATCTTCATTGGAAAGTGAAGGCGCAATATCTTCAGCCTTATCTACTCCTTCTTTTGCAGATGGACCGGCTGATGGTTTTTTGTTTTTAGAAACTATGCCACGTAGTGCATTCCATTGTTTGTCCGTAAGTCGGCCACGTTGTTTATATTGTTGAACAATGGACGCAGCAAGGTCATTTCCAGTAATAGACGAAGCATCGCTTATTAATTGATCTCCGTCATCTGGTTTTGGTGCTGTTTGCTTGGGGGTACTTGTGGGGTATCTTCGGCGACGAGATGGGTAGTAGTCTCTACCGCTACCCGAGCCACCCTCTGGTCGGAAACCATCTCGCATGGCATCGACTCCGACGTCACTATTTTGTTCTTCATCATCGGAAATCCAAATCCTGTGTGCGCCGTCGGTCCAGTATTGCCCGCCACCTCTGGATCGCATTCCTTGCTGACGTCCACCACGAGAACCAGACGGTCTGCTTACGTTCGGGAATGTGTCATTCGTACCAAATGTGCGTGTTTCAGTAGTACCATCAGACATGTTCTCTAACACCATCGTGACGTAGCCATCTTCTTGACCATCACTACGGATATCCGCAATACGAACCATTGGCTCACCAACAGCACTAGTTTCGTCATCCCAATTTTCGGGGAGAACATCACCAGGTGCTAAATCTGTAATGTTTGCTCGCGCCTGAACGCCACGTTCTCTGTCACCTAATTTGGGTCCTTTTCGGTTTTGGCGATTCTTGTATGAGGGCATTGTTTCCCAAATACGATCATCCATTAAGAATCCATTATTAGACAAAATATCTGATGCTTTTTTATCTTTAGATATCGTGTTCAATAAAGCATCTAGTTTGTCGTCCATGCCTGCTTTATCGTTATCTCGCAAGGAGATATCCGAACCGATAGCGTCTTCACGACCTCCGCGATAGAAATCAATTTTAATTCCGTTATCCAAAAGGTGGCGACGCAAATATTTTTCGTCTAAAGATAACGATGATTTATCTTTAGAGAAAATTTTGCTCAAATAGTTGATTGCTGCGCCAGCAGAATTACCAAAATCTTCGCGTGAACGGAAACCCCACTCATTCTTGGACGGGCCATCTTTTTTCTTACCAGGAATTTTCTTTGAGCGAAGTTTTTGTTCTTGCATGATACGAACTTGATCTGGTGTCAGTTTCGTGACCATTTTACGTTTTTCGGAATTGTTCTTTTTCCCAGAACGTGAACGCATTCCCCCATTTTTTAATCTGTCAAGTGCTTCTGTGACTTTTTCGTCAGCAAAATCAGACGACAAATCATCAATTTTTTCAATTGTTAAATAGTCAGGATCAATATCGTCAAATTCAGAACCTTCAAAATTATCACGAAGATTTGAGACAAACGAAATGGCGTCCACGCTATCCCAATGCTCATCGTCAAAGAATGCCGGGTCAATCAAGTCTGTAATTAGTGCATCATATTCTTCTTGATTAATATCGCCATCATCCAGCATTTTCTTATAAGCAACACGGGCTTTCGTTGTGCCAGTTTTACCGACTAATCTCTGGGTGTCTTCACTAACTGCGTATTTTGCCCAATCAGTAATGCCTTTAATCTCATCATTGACACTATCTAATTCATTTTCAATCTCATCAAAAAGATCATTTTCTTCATCGTTAAAATCTCGCCCGTTGGCATAATACTGATCCATTAATTCTTTTGATTTTGCATCAAGTTCATTGCGACGTTGTGTGAGTTCTTCTAACTTATTGACTATTCCTTCGGAATTCTTTGATAAGTAGGCATCTCGCGTATTTTTGAAATTCTCATTCGAACCACTTCGTGAACGCATACCCGAAGAAGATGCACCCATTAAAGTGTTGATTTCATCTTCCGTGAAACCAAGTTCCGACATCGTTGAACGACGTTTGCCATTTTGTTCTGCTAAGAATTTTTCTGAATCAAACTTAACTTTTCCTTTTTCGTCACGTTCAATCATTTCACGACGTGGACGACCAGTAGCATCCAACTCTGGTGCCTTTCTGGTTGCCGACTCAGCGCCTTGTTCTTTGCGTAGGTCAGAAAACTCTTGACGTAATGGTGCTTGACGGCGACGGAATTCTGCTAAATCAATTTTTTCATCATCGAGTTCTTTTTCAAGATCGCGTTGCTTCTTGATATTGGTGTCGATTTCTGCATCAATATTGCGTCCTGTGCGAGAACGTAGGCCCATTGCGCGCTGCTTGTCACCATCTTGAACAATGTTGTCATACACTTCATTGGCGCGTCTCAAGATGCTTTCCTTGCCTTGAGGAATTCTGCCAGAAGAAACAAAATCTTGGAATTCTTCAATGGTCAACCCATCGCTGAGTATGTCCATCGATTCTTGGAATGCACGATTGGAAATAGATTCCATTTCTCCTTCAAATACACGATCAGCATCGTCTGGTGCTCCGGATATTTTATTTCGGGCATACCCCGCATAGCGACCACTCAATACATCTGCAACATCATCTTTAGTGAACCCTTGACGCTTTAGTTCAGAACGAACAATTTTCATCAATTCGGGATTAATCTTTTGGTCACCATCAAAAATGTCTTGCAATTCTTTATCACTCAAACCAAATTTCTGGCCGCTACGCTGCGACATTTGGGCAAGAATATCGAATGCTCGTTGTTCTCTGGTTGTCGTAGATTTAACGCTGTTATCGCGTTCATTTCTTAAACCATCAGTAATTTTTGAACGGAAACCACGAAGCCTTTCCGGTACATCACGAGGACCGTCATAAGGTCCAAAGCGAAGAGGCTTGGGTTTAAAGTTATCCCAGTCAAGATTTTCTACTGACCAACCAGTTGGTTGAACAGCACGCTCTTCCACTGGCTTGACATTTCCTTTTTCTAGATCATGGGCGTAGGCTTTTCTTTGCGCTTTTCTGTATTGACGCAATTTCTTTTTGTAGTCCTGATCCCACTCTTCAAAAGTGGGGTACCAATCCCAAGTATCGTAAGGTTTATTGCTGTCGACATCACGTTTTGCTTGATTGCGGAAAGAATCAAGCATTTCTTGTTTGCGTTGTGCTTTAGATTTTGGCTTGAAAGTCTCTAGAAGTCTTCTTTCAGCAGGTGTCAGAGTTTCCAGGGCACCATCTGATGGCTTGTAGTCGTCAGGGACGGTTGCTTTCCATGTTTTGCTTTCGCTACGACGACGATCTTCTAGTTGGGAGTCAATGACATCTTGTGTTCCTTTTTCTTCTTCTCCCGATGACATGCCGCCATTGGGCAATGTTGATGGCTCTTGTCCGCGCTTGCGTGCATAAACGCTCTTATCTCCGGCGGAATAATCACCGAAATATTCAGGCTCACGTCCCTCGCTTTGATATACGTCGTAACCACGTGAATCAAGTTCTTGAACCAAAGAACTCAATGATGGGCGATCTCTCAAAAGGAGGGAAGAAGATTGTGGATTCCTGTCCCATGGACGCCATGCCGTTTCTCCATACGATTGAAGAAGTTTAATAAGTTCCTCGTCACTCATATTTTGGAGTGCTTGAACTGGACCTCTTCTTCCGTACGCTGGTTTCAATTTTTTGTCTGGCTTGCTATCTTCCCTGAATCTACGTGAACGCATGCCACGGTCTCTATCGCTTAAAACAAATCCGTCTCTACCCCAAGAACCCTCATGAGACATGATCGCATCGGAGACAGCACTGGCTACAAAACGCTTTTTATCTTCAGGTGATGCTTTACTGACATCTATTGACCATGACCAGTCACCGTCAGAGTCACCTTCGGTTTCGATGTAATCAACAAGACCACTATCCTGAAGGAAGGAACCTGCAGGACCATCTGCTATATCAACTTCTGTATCAACAAAATCCATCCAGAGTCTTGATTCCGATGCATCGCCCATGCCATCGTTGAAGACCCTGACATCCAAGCCTTCTCTAATAACATCATGGTTACTGTATGCATTATCGATAAGTTTATTAACTTCAGAAATATTATCCTTAGAAACAAACTCATCTAGTGAACGACCATCAAATATTTCGGGGGCATACTTCTCAATTAAAGGAGTAATTCTGTCTAGATAATCCTGGGTTGATTCGTCATCACCCTGGAATAGGTCTCTTGGGTCGACACCATCATCTTCAAGAACTTTACGAGCGCGATCTGCTGCTACTTGATCCGAATATATTTTTCTCTGAGAAGTTGAGCGCATTCCGCGATCTTCGCGTTCCATATCACGCTGCATATCTGCTTGCTCGTCAAGCATATACTGAATGTACTCGGGGTCATTCTCTGCCTCACGCTGACGCTTCAGGCGGTTCTCTTCACGCAGTTCTCGCATCGATTTCTGGGGCTTCTTGCGCGGTGCATCAAGACGATTGTCACGGAACTGGCGGTCGTCTTGTTCATCAAGTTGATAATCGATTTCCGGGTCGCCTGAGCGCGAACGCATGCCCTGCTGGCGTCCCTTGCTAGGTTTTGTCTGCCTCAAATCAAACGCAAGTGGGCGAGTTCTTTTTGCAAATTCCTCATCAGTTTCATCAAATCGTTTGCGTGGTTTGCCAGTTTGTAGATCAAATGGTAAGTCAGAACCAATGGGTCGCATTTCGCCACGCGAGCGCATGCCACCATCATTAGTGCCTGATAAACTCTGCAAGAGATTGGGGTCACCACCGATGTCGTCAATAATTCCGCGAAGTTTCTTTTCATCAAAAGAAACATTGCCATTACCTGCACGACGTTGTTTTTCAATTGCTTCGGCATCTCCCTCAACGACTGCCGAAAGTTTTCTGGCAAGGTTTTTGGGTACGATGAAGCGAGGAATAATTGGTCGTTCTAAGCCTGGCTTGCCTTCAAAAACGATGCCGTCAGAGTCGGCGTCAGTAACGCCAGTAATGTCGACGAATGCCATGCCTGCAGGAGCCGCACGCAAGCCGCCTCCTAGTTTCGGACCAATTTTGCCACTAAGGGCTTTTATTCTGGTCTTGGGGGCGTCTTTGGTGTTAGGCGCCCCATCACCTTTTTTTGAACCACCGCCACCATCTAGGTAGGAGGAGATATTTTTATGGGCTGATCTGAGTGCCTGTAGTGAATCTTCGTTGATCCCGCTGGTAATATGGACTCCGTAGTCGTCAACATGTGCTTCTAGGCGATGGTAATTGAGCACGGGGTCTAGTAGTGACTTGACTTTGTATGCATATTGTGGCTTACACCATACCGAATATTCTAAAGCAGTTTTTTTCTGCTGTCCATCGGCGAGATTGCGCAAGTAATCGATAGCATCTTGGATTTTTTGTAACTCATTTTCTTTGACTGTCTCGTCTTCTCCGGCATTGGAGAGAATTTCAACGGCCTGATCAAGTTGCTCATCGAATGATTTCATCATTGCGATTGGCTGCTGTGCATCACTGTAGGACCGAGTTACGTATCCTGGCTTAACCGACATTGGCATTGAAGGCATTTGTGATGGAACAATCTGTTGTGAAGCCATCTTCTCTGGCTTGCCGAACATGTATCTGCCGCTTTGTGACTCGCGATGGTATCCAATGCGATAGGTCATGCGGGTTCCGTCTGGCATTGTGCGATCAAAAACAACGCTGTTTTCGGTTGCATTGACTACTCTGAGTGGGCTTGATGAACGTGATGATAATTCCATTTCAAGTGCGGCACGAGCCTCGCCGCCAAGTTGGCCAGATTCTCCTGAAGCAAAAATGTCTGTGCGTTCGTTTGCTGCTGGGAATGTTTGCGGTTTTGCTGGGGAGAGGTTAAAGCGAGGAATGTCGATAGCGGTCGAACCGGGTCGGCTTTGACGCATTCCGCCCTGCATTCCTTCTGGACCACATTTTTCGCCATTTTCGTCGCTTTTGACGGAAAGCGTGGCAGTGAGTTGGTTTGCTCCGTGGAGAACAGGGCTGACTTCGTATAGTTCAACTTCACGTAGAACGTTTGCTTGCATTGTGGGGTCAAATGTTGCTTGGAGTGTCTTGTAGCCAATTGACCATTCTTGTTCTTGTCCAAAGAATGCGACGCTGGCGAAGGCTTCACGTCCCTTTTCGGTGGCAAGGTTGAATTGGACGCGAGAGTACAAACCACCGACTCCAGCCATTTTCATCTTCATGGGGATGCGTGGGTCGTTTGCTGGTACTTCGTAGATTTCTAGAACTTTGCCGATGGGGTCGTTCCAGTTGTGTCCCCAGACTACGCGTGGCTTACGACGCTTGAGACTTTCCGTAAACGCACCGCTGACGATGACATCACCTACCGAGTCCTTGTTGCCGATGGCGGCTACGAAACATTCAACAATTCCTTGCGCTGAGTCAATATTGATTTGACCATCGAGTGCTTTGAAAAGTATGTCTGACGTGGAGAAATTGGACATTAGGGCTCCTTAACTATCTTGTACCATAATAGTTAAGTGGCTAATGGTTTAATGCAACTGTTAAGTATTTTTCGGCCAAATATAAATTAGTTTACGGAAAGTGTTTTAGTTTACGGAAACTATGGCCTACAGTAGTCCCAAGCACGGCGAGCCTCCGACGAAGCAATCTCTGGACGAACCTTCACCAACAAATCAGTATAAATGCTGACAATAGATGTTTTGAGGGCACTCAATCGTTCTTCTTCGTTCTTGATTCCAAACGAATTAAAGATAGCCATATCCAAAAGAGAGCGAGTATCATCGTTAATGCACTTAATTCTAGTCATCTGAGCATCAAGATGTGCATGAACATCTGACGCCGAAGGACCAGAATAATCCGCTGACTTTTCTGCATAAATAGACTTTGAGTCTTTCAAAATAGCCGAAAGCACAGGACGAATATCCTCATCCATCTGCTTAGTCCAAGTATCGCTATTCAATATACTTTCAGAGTCCAAAGAACCAGAACTCAAGAAATCCCTAGCCTTCTTGCCACCGACCTTCTCCAAAACAACACGCTGCTGACGTTCAAGTACCCGCTCAAGGCTTCGATCCAAAATTTCTTCCCAGCGCACAATCGCCGTATCTCGCTCCGTGCCCTCATCCTTATAAGCCAACGGCTGAGTGTCTGACATTTGACCCATCGCACCTTCAGGCCCTCCGGGAACTCCACCACCAGGCATACCCATTCCAGGGAAACCACCAGGAGCGCCAGCAGGTGCACCAGGGATTCCGCCTTGTTCTGCCATAAGTGCTCCGGCCATAGTATCTGGAGCAGGAGCCCCATCAGCGCCAGGAGGCATTCCGGGGGCGCCAGGAGGCATTCCAGGGGGCATACCAGGAACGCCAGGAGCACCGCCACCCATAGGCACGCCGCCCTGACCAGGAGGAGGGGTGGGTTTTGTTGTATTTGCGATTGGAGTCAAATTGGGGTTCATGAGAAGACTGTCCGCCAACTCTGATTCAACTTTCTTACGACCGGTTCCTTCACGATATTCGTTGACGCTAATAAGACCGCGACTCTGCTCATCTAACAGGTATCTTTCGCGCTCCTGCTTAGTGATAATCAAGTACGGAACGTCAGAAGTATCAAAGTCAACATAATGTTCGGCATCAAGGTCATCAAGTGCTCGTGCCAAAATCTCCAAGTGAGGAGACATAGTCTCATTCCAGAAAACGCTCACTTCCTCGGCAGCGTTACTGAACGTTCGACCAGACGCATTACCAATAACCGACTCAGGAACACCAAACGAAGCAAGAATTTCCTCTTTAGTGATCTGACGCATCTGAATATAGGCAGCATCACGCGGATTTGACGAAGTATCAACATAATCAACGCCATCATCAGCCGAAATAACAGAAGTTGAGCCAACACGACCCAAGTTTCCTCTAAAACGGTTCCTTAACTCATCTTTATCATCGTCATCAATTTCACCACGCAAAACCAATAAACCACCTGGACGACCATCATTAAGGAGGTAGTTGCGGTTATATAGTTTGGCTAAGTTTTCAATTTCGATGGCAATGCCAGCAGATTCCATGGGTGTCAATGACAAATATGGGTCTAGCGGGTGAGGACGACGAACCCAAATAACATCATCAGGATTCATGATGATTTTTTCCCCAGTTGGCATCAAGACTTCATATCCAGAAACGAACTTAATCGGGTCAGGGATAGGTGCTGTTGATTGAGGGGGGAGGAGGTTCAGGCCAATGATTGAGCCATCACGACCACGAACTTTCTCAATAAAAGCGCCGCGAGTTCCAAGAAGAATTTGAGAAGAAAGGCGATACCTGAAAATATATGCATTTTCACCAATATTGGATTTTGTGTTCAAAATTGTCAATAATGATGATTTAGCAGCGGTATCTCCACGAACGATGCGACCGATTGGAGAATTTTCTTTACGAAGAATGACAGGAAGGCGAGCCTGGTTACCCGCAATGGCGTCGATACAGCGTGCCACCCATGTGACTTTCTGCATTCCTTCACGATAAGCACGCTCAATATCCCAAGGGTCACGATAGGCACGCCCAACAAAACTTGGGTTTGCTGAAACTGGAGCGCCAGGACCAATGAGTGACTTCCCACCCTGGCCATTTAATGATTTATTAGAAATATTCCAAGCCATGTTTTACTCAAGCCCTAACAGGATGCCAAAAATTCCACAACACACTCCAGCAACTACCAGCCCGAGGGCAGGAGAATACATAAACGTACCGACACTTGTCAACAGTATGAATAATACCATCATTATATTTGCTGCTACTGTACGTGTTCTGATGCGCAATAAAAACAATCTCAAACGAGTTAATGTAATCTTGATACGAGAAGGTTCTGTCTTGTTTCGCTTTTTACGAGTTTTCACAAAGAACAATCTAATACATAAAACACTGACTGGAGTGGACAATGCCCGATTGGAATAAAGTTCTTGAATATCTGGAACCAAAAATGCCACCGTTTTGCCCAGAAACACCATCGCTGACACAAAAAGTTTTCCTAAGAACCTACTCATTGGAGGCCCTATTTGGCGGAGCAGCAGGCGGAGGCAAGTCGTCCGCGCTCCTCATGGCGGCGATGCAATATATCGATGTACCAGGTTATTCGGCAATTATTTTCCGTCGTACTTATGCCGACCTTGCTCTTCCTGGAGCCATCATGGACCGCTTCATTCATTGGATGTCAACAATTGATGACGTCAGATGGAACGCCAACAACTACACCGCTGTATTCCCTTCAGGAGCAAGAATTTCATTCGGATACCTCAATAACTCGCAGGACTTCCTTCGCTATAAGGGTGCAGAATTCCAATTTATTGGGATGGACGAAGTTACAGAAATCCGTGAATCAGATTATCGATACATGTTCTCTCGTCTACGTCGCCCTGGTTCTGGCCCCCTATCGCAAGTTCCATTAAGAATGCGATCCGCTTGCAACCCAGCCCCCAACTGGGTTCGTCAACGATTTATTGTTGAAGGAATATCAGAAGGAAGAATTTTTGTTCCTTCAAAACTTTCCGACAACCCAGGAATTGATGCCGACTCATATCGTCAGGCACTTCAGGCTCTAGACCCGCTTGAACGTCGCAGACTAGAAGAAGGTGACTGGTGGGCGACCACGCTTGGTTCGATGTTCAGCAGAGAAGCAGTCGTTATTGTAGATCACTCTGATATTCCTTCAATCACAACATCTGCAAGAGCAGTCAGATTTTGGGACTTAGCAGCCACAGAACCAAGTTATACCAACCCAGACCCTGACTGGACCGTAGGTACGTTGATGCTTTTCGATGGTGGCGTAGCATATGTGTTGGATGTTAAGAAAGCCAGAGTCAAAGGCGAAAAAGTAGAACAACTCATTGCTCAAACAGCATACGAAGACGGACACACTGTCGCCATCAGAATGGAGCAAGAACCAGGTTCATCCGGCAAAGCCCTAGTTGATCAGTATGCGAGAAATGTTTTACACGGATTTGATTTTGGTGGCATACGTTCAACTGGAGATAAAATAACACGAGCCAGACCATTTGCTGCTGCTGTCGCTAACGGAAACGTTCGATGCCTCAGAGGACCTTGGCTTACAGACTGGCTTGATGAAATGTCTTCATTCCCTGAAGCATGCAACCACGACGACCAAGTTGACTCCGCCGTTAGTGCATTCACATATTTAGCAGGATTAGGCTTGCCTCAACGCAAAAGAGTTGGTATCATCGTCTGAAATCACTACGACGAAAGGACGCCAATGTCTCATCTAGAACGCCTAGAAGCATTCCGCAGAGAATTATCTGACATTTGTGCTGACATCAGCACAGAACTCACCAAAGATGGTGCTGTCATCGAGGAATCATGCACAAATTTAGTGCATATCTATAATCTTAAAAGAGATATTAATTATATCTACGATGAGATGGTCACTGTTATCGCAGATAAAATGCCACAGTCAATGATTTTCCTCCCAGATGGAACAGAGATTGAACGCAAACAAAGCGCCGACCGCAAAGCATGGGACCACAAAGGCTTGGCCGATGAAGTGGCCACAAGAATCTCTCAAATGGCAGTAGATATGGATACTGGGGAAATTACCTTGACACCACAAGAAATGATGATTAAGATGCTTGACTACGCAGCACCATCATATTGGAGAGTTGGCGAACTTGGGAAGATTGGGGTTAACCCATCCAAGTATTGCGAAACATCCGAAGGGCGTACAAGCATTGTTATTAAGAAAGGGAAAGTGTGATGCCTCAGTCACCAAGAAATAAACAATCATCAGATATTGCGGGCGCAATAGAAACAGAAACATTAGGAGAGGTCACTTATATGCATACTGAACAAACAAATGAAGAATTTTGGGCAGAAAGAGACAAGCGAGATCAGGTCGTCGCTGAACGAAATCGTTTAGAACAAGACAGAATGCATGCCGAATTAAGTGAACCATTTTCGGCAGAAGTTGAAAGAGAACTACGGAAAGGCGCAACAACGCTCATTTACATTCCTGTAAGTGAAGTTATCGCTCGCCTAAATCGTGTATTCGGTGTTCTTGGCTGGTCCTCTGAAATTATTAAATGTGAACGAGATGCTCTAGACCCAGACTGCATCGTTGCGCATGTTCGCCTTAAAGTTTCTAGTTCAGATTGGGGCGGGATGATTCAGAAAGATGGTTTTGGTGGACAGAAAATTAAACGCACTAAGACTGGCGAAATAGTAGACCTCGGCAATGAATTCAAGGGTGCTGTTTCTGATGCTTTAAAAAAGGCTGCTCAGCAATTTGGTGTGGCGTTATATCTTTCTCGTTCAGACGAAGCATTGAATCAAGAGATTGAACGCGAACATGCAGCACATGCACCTAAAATTGATCCGAATATTTTGGCTTTGTGGAATAAGTTCCGTGAAGCAAGCAAAGATTTTTCTGCTGAACAGAAAACAAAATTGAACGAATTTTGGACTAAGTATTCTGGCGGTCGCCCAAAGCCTTCTCCTGAGACAGCAACAATGCAGGACATTATGGCTCTTATTGAGGAATCTACTCGTATTTCATTCCCTGGATCAGAGTTTGAGGGATGAGCGGGAATCAGCAAGGACCCCCTTATACTCCTCCGCCGTATCTATCTGCTTCATCAATGGGGACGTTCCATCAATGTCCTCTAAAATTTAAATATAACAAAATTGATGGCATCCCCGATAAGCCGTCAGATGCGACACTTCTAGGGAACTTCGTCCATGAAACATTAGAAGAGTTCTATGTCCTTCCTCCCGAGGAAAGAAATTTGGATTCAGCAAAAATGCTTGCTGCACAAGTGTGGTCTAATGCTAATTGGGAAGAAAGAATCCGTGGATATGTCCACCCGAATAACATTCGGCAATTTCGCTGGTCGGCATGGTGGTGTCTAGAGAACCTATTTAAGGTCGAGGACCCTTCGACTATCAAAGTAAAAGGGATCGAATCTGAAGTAAATGGACCGATAGGTACGGCAATGGTAAAAGGTTTTATTGACCGTTTTGAAACAACGGAAACAGGAGTTTGTGTTTCTGACTACAAAACAGGGAAAACACCCAAAAAATCATGGCTTGCTGACAAATATCTTCAACTTCAAATATATGCAACATTACTAAACGACAGTGGTGTTGCGAATGTCACAGAGATACAGTTGTTATATCTCAAAGACGGCGTTAACTTTACTCATCACCTAGTCGCAGAAGACTTTGAAAAAACAATAAAGTATGTTCAGGAATCACATGATGCGATACAAAATGCATGTGAAACTGGGAATTTCCCACATAACAAATCACGCCTATGCGACTGGTGTGCCTATAAATCAATATGTCCAGGATGGAAAAAATGACAACAATTACAGATGATGAAATAGTTTATATGGTTGCGGAAGAAGTAAAAAATAGACTTTCACCCGCTCAAAGAGGAATCCTTCTTAGTAAAGAAAACTGGGGACGTTGGCAAGAGTGCCTCCTTGCCCTTGTGAATAACCTAAATCAGCAATTGCGGAACATTGACGAGGATAGAAGCGCCGATGAAATGCGATTTCAGGAACTTGGATCACGCCGAATGCTTAGCGAAGCAACAAGCCAATATAAGCATCGTCAATTCAAAATAGAACGTTTTAAGTTTCATGTAGAAAAGCGTCTTGATGAAGTAACGACGATGATTGAGACCGGTAAGGCTTTCGATTCTAACGGGTGGAAAGAGGTCGAATTCTTGAAACGTGCGATTGCTAAGCATCGTGAGATGCTTCGTGAATATGACATGGAGCCAACCCCTATCGACGAAGCACTTTGGTCTGCTCTTGTAGATAAGTGGGAATTCGATAAGATAGACGTGTCACAACTTTAATCTGGAGCACTACATGCGTCGACGTAGCAAGAAAAAAGAAGCAGAATACGTTGAAAGGCGCAAAGTAGTAGGGCGTTTACTTTCAGAACGCCCCTATTGTCAGGCCTGTCCAGTATTTGCCAAACATGACCAGAAGTCTACCTACACGCGTCGTGGAAGTGTTGATATCCACGAGTTGGTGAGACGATCTCAGGGTGGTTCAATTCTGGATGAATCAAATTTGATGGCTGTATGCCGTGAGTGCCATACTAGAATTGGCAATCATCCAGCCTTAGCATTTGAACTTGGCTTAGCAAAACACTCGTGGGATAAGTGACCCACTAGTCCCCCTGCGGAGAGTTGAACTCCGTCAAACATTTTATAAGAATGTTGTGCTAACCGTTACACTACAGGGGAGCATTCTATAACTCCTCTATAAGGAAACCATTTGCAACAAGCGTAGATATTGCTATGTCCATATCTTCATCGCTCGGGGCTTCCATTACTTCTTGTTTGAGTGATTGGATCAACATTAGCGGTATAGGCGAGTTTCGTAAGACTGTTTCAGTTCCGCGAGTATAACCGACGGGGTCCATCCATTCTACTTTTCTTCCTAGTTCATATTTGTATCCGGCTGATACTAGGGTTATTTCGTAGTCATTTGTTATTTCGTTTTGTTCGCAATGAGTGACCGTCAAACATTCATGAACGACATTTTTATCTTCAACAAATGCTTGCTGTAATTCTCTGCCTTTAAGTTTTTCTTTATTGTGAGTTTCAAAACCTTCCGCAACCAGCGTAATTGCATCAATTCCCCAAAATGTTTTCAAAGTAGCCAGCATGTCTCCACATTTAGGGAGACGAGACTCCACAGGCTTATTCATTTCGCTTTGCTGAAGTTGAGCGACAACGATTAATTCACCTTTCTTCCATGCAAAGAAATTAAATGCCAAATCTTCACCAACACCGAACTCTTCGACATTGATGTTTTTGGCTAATTGTGCACCCGTTAAAGCAAGGGCAATTTTGGACATTGAGTCTGGATAAAGTTCCACAAGATGAACAATAATCTAGAAATAGTTCCTGCAGGGGAGGAAACTATCTGATAGTTTTTGCCCATGAGCACAAACAAACAAACACCAAAAAAGAAGTCGCAATCGCCTTCCAAGAAGGTTGCCCCAAAGGCACATTCTGGTGCACCTGCAAAAAAGGTTGCCGCTGCCACTTCTCCTAAAGTTAAGCAAAAGCCAGGCCCTAAGAAGGGTTCAACCAGAAAGGCTAAGCCAGAAATGACAGATACAGCAAAGAAGGCTGTAGCAAAGAAGATCGTGGCAAAGAAGGTTGCACCAAAGGCAAATAAGGCAATTGGTTTAAACACTCTTAATTCTGAGTTGTTGGCATCAAAGAAGTTGTCTGCAGGTGCAGCCGATGAACTGAATGCTATGGCAAAGAAGTATAAGGAACAAATTGAAAAAGGTTCTTTGCGTTTCCTTGAGCAAGCAACTACTTCCGCAAACAACGCGACCCCTCAGGCTGATCTTCGTATTAACCTGTACAAAACTACGACCAGCGTTCAGCCCAGTACCAAGCCATATGGCACTGCTGCCAAGAAAAAAGGTATTCTTTCAAGAATTGCTTCTTGGTTCCGTCCTTCGAAAAAGAAAACCGGCAAGAAGCGTTAGAAATTATCTATTATCACCTCCAATCGGCTATTATTACGATATCCGGTTGGAGGTGAAATAAATGAAGAAGAAAATAGACGCAATATCCGAAGCAGCAGCACTCATAGGCGTGGACAGGGAAGACCTGACCGAAGAACAGGCTATGAAAATCTTGCGCAATTTAGTAATGTCAAATTCAGATATTCGCATTCGCAAGGCCCGTAACGACAAACAGAAACGCAGAGAACTATTCGATGAGTGAAGTTATTAATAGAATTCACGAACTCCAGAAACAAGTTTTTGAATTAGAAGACAAGTTACGCAAAGTACGTTCCAAGTATGCCGACGAAGTCGATCATTCTGATGATTTGGCGAGCCTAGTGCAAGAAATGGCCAAATCTCTTAACGGTGCTTTCTTTCTTTCGTCTAAATCAATCCTAGATAAGCATGAACGTCGCCGTATCCAAGATGATATTGACGAAAATGGACTATCCATAGAGGCATAATGCATCTTTCATTTCTTGAAGACTACATTTCTGAACTGATGATACTCACCTTGGATGATCCCAAGCACATGAGCAAAACAGAAGAGGTATGGGGAACCCTTTGGGAAATACTGGTCTGGGAAGAAAAATTAATGCCAGATTTGATCATTGATGGCGACAAAATGGCCATTGATAGAAGTAATAAAACAAATAGTATTGAAACTGAAACCAAGGAGGTAAGGGTAATGAAGAAAATTGGATGGCTAGGACTAACAACAATTATTGGTCTAGGTTGTTTCTTGTACGGCTTCTTCATAGCCCCATAGTGTCATGGTAGAACCAGAATACGCGTCCGATGTAAAACCTTCTCAACCCATGGTTGTGTCACGTACAAGTACAATTACTTTTGATGTAAAGATTGGCAGAAAATGGGCCGTATCTTTAGAAGATAACTCCTATATTCACCTATATTCAATTTCTGATCACGGCAATTCTGTGACATACAATAAAGTAGTAACCCTATATAGAAATAACCCTGAATGGCCATTGGTTACCGATGGTAAGCCTTTTGAAGAATTCGCTCGTGATTTAGTGAGGAAATATGTCGGAATCGGAAAACCCTGATACAACAAGCCCTGCCTATCGTTTATCGATTTGTTTTGATTGCGACAGACTTTTTAAGCCAACGAGGCAGTGCAAGGAATGTGGATGTTTTATGAAAGTCAAAACGCGAATTCCTTCATCTCAATGCCCGCTTGGTAAATGGTAACTAATTACTTTTTCCATTTTTCTTAATTTCTTCTTCATACCATTCGTCTATGAATTTTGAACGGTTTGGGTAGGCATCAGAAAAACGTATATTGCTATTGATTCCCGTCGTGCCAATTCCTCCGTATATTTTGTCATAGGCATACCAGCAGAATGATTCGGCCCAGTCTTCCTCGTTGTTTTCTTTTGCATATTCGGTGATTGCTTTTTGGCCAAAGATTAATGAGTGGATGCTGTCACTAGATGCGTCGAGCATGGTCCCAGTTTCGTATTGTTTAAAATTGTTATCTAATAAAGTTTTTGAAATGTTTTTATCTGCAGCCATCGCGTTTTCCCATTTGGTGGAATCTCCAATTCCGGCATATCCTCCTACTACGTGGGCTGTTTCGTGCATTATTAATGGCCCTAGGATGTCGGAGTACTGTCCTTCTGGGTAGACGGTGAAACTGTCATAGTTGGCGTCTGTCATGCCTAGGGTGACCATATCGTCTTCTCTGGTTTGATCTTGTTTGTAGTCTTTTGATGAAATATTTATTTGCTTTATTGGTACTTGAATTTTTGGGAATGTTGTGCGAAAGATGTCGATTGTTGCGCCAACTTCGTTTTGTTTATCGAGGATTACTAATTGATTTTTGTTGTCGTATTCAATGTTTTTTTGTTTGAGGAGTTTATTGAAGGATGTTTTTGTTGCTTCTGATATCAAAATAACGCCATTTATTTTTTGGACTATTGCGTAGTCCATTGCCGGTACGTCTCGGTCGCCTTTGAGGTTTTTTAATAAAATTAGTTCCCCATTTTTCATATTGTCAAAATCGTTGTTTTTCCAAATCATCCATGGGTTTTGGTATTCGAGCGAGTCCGCATCGATTGTTTCTGAAATAAAATAGTCATATTTATTTGATTTTGATGATGTGCATATCGCATAAATGAAGAATGCAGCCACTATGGAGGCTGTCAACATAAAAATGGATCGTATTTTCACTGTATTGATGCCCTTTGTTCAATATATTACTATCAGAGCATACTGTGGTGTTTTGCGGTTTCCTACATTAATATCTAGTATTTTTTGATTTTTCCCGTATTCGTTTTGATACTTTTGCTGCTCTTTCAGTATTTGGGACAAACTGCTGACCTTTTTTGTCTGCTTCTAGTTTTTTGGCAATTGTCGCTTTTCTTTGCTCTGGTGTCAGTTTTTGCCATGCTTTTGCAGGTAGGTAGCGTGTCATTTTGCCGTCACGAAATGCTGGTTTGCCATCAGAGGTCGTCCAACGCTGTTTGGTCCACTTTTTTAAAGAATTTTGAGCCTTGGACGGCTTTCCTCTGTATCCGCCACCTTCTTTTCTGTAGGCTACGGCTAATAGTTGTGCTTTTCTGGCGCTCCACTGCCCTGGTCTGCCACCGTCATCTCCTGCCATGATTTTGTCTTTGAGACGTTCGCGCAAACTGGGTTTAGTGTAATTTAGTGATTTAAGATGATTAGATGGCGAATTGTAGATAAAATCTTTTGTGGCTTTATCCACCCATTGTGGCGTAGTTCCGTATGAACTCATTTGGCGATTGAGTGAACCGCCGATAACTGTTCGTCTAATTTTCCCTATTTGTATTGGTTGGCGTGCCACTGGGCTCACTTTTTCTTTTTGACGATCCCATTTGGAATAACTGCAAATCTACATTTGCCTTCGGGCATAACGGGGAGTGCGATGATTTTACAGGAAGTTCCGCCTTCATAGAGTGTGCAATTAGAGCATTTGACACCAATGTTTTTGACAGTGTTTTTTGATGGCGGGTCATATCCGGCCCAAACACCTTCGCCTTTTTCATCAAATTTACCGTACTTTTGAGTTAAGGAGACGAGGATTTGGGCGAGTTCTGCTTCTTGAGGGTCCATTTTGGGAGTATCACCAGAAATGATGATTTTTGCTCCACTAAGAAGATTTTCGAGGGGTGTTTTGTCCATTTGTAAATTATGCCACAACTATTTGTAGGTTTTTTCAGATCAAGATATTTAAATTATTTATCTTGCGTTAGCATTTGAACTTGGCCTAGTAAAACATTTTTGGGATTAACGCAATACTTCTGTGAATACTGAACCATTTTGTAGTAAAGTTTTATTAGCCCAGAGAGGGCCCTTAAAAGTAGGAGAAAAAAAATATGAGCAAAGCATTGATTTTTAACGATACAGCAGTACTGTCCGCTGCCCAAAAAGTCGCACTCCCCATGCCATTCACCGCAGAGATTCTTGGCGCAACGTTACAGTTGAACTCGGCCCCCGCCGGTTCTGCTGCGACTTTTGACATCGAAGTTGCTGGAGTCAGCATCCTTGCTGCCGCCCTTTCTGTGGCCGCAGGAGCAGTGGTTCCGACCACTGCCGCTTCATTCCAAAAGAATGGCACCATCACTGGCGCCGTCAATGGCGCCGGAGTTACCGCCGTTTATACCGTAGCCACTGGTCACCTTTTCAAGGTGGGCGACGTAGTTAACGTTGCTAGCGTCACCGTTTCGGCAGGTAGCGCAGTGCCTTACAACTTCACCGGCAAGCAGGTTTCTGCAGTTACCGCAACGACGATTACGGTCACCGGCATTGAAGGCACCCCAGGCACCTACAGTAGCGGTGGAACCATCGTCTGCACCACCTCACCAGTCGTCGTTCCGGCAGGAGCAGTTCTTTCTTTCGACTGTGATGCAGTTGGTTCAAGTACTGCCGGTACTGGCTACACGCTTGCAATCAGATACACGGAAGCAGCCGACATCAGCAAGGCCCCAGGTGGACTGGACGCTAGCCGCTTCTAATTCATAAATAATTCAGTCATTTGTATGAAGGCGGGAGGGAAACCTCCCGCTTTCTGCTTTATCACGTAACTATTAAATAAGAAAAAACGATGATGGCTAAACAACTCATAACTTTATGTGTTAGTGGAAAACTACACGCAGCAAAAAGACGTACCTCAGCAAGAATGCCTGCTAGTGGAAAAATTATTGGCGTATACACTTCGATAGGGACTCCAGCATCTGGAGCGACGGTAATTGTTGACGTAAATATTTCGAACACAACAATATTCACTACTCAAGCAAACAGGCCAACTATAGCCTCAGAAGCGTATTCTTCGGTCGCAGGAACAGCGGCTAATAACAAATTTGCTTTAGGCGATGTTATTGCAGTCGATATCGACAGGGTTGGAACAGAAATTCCAGGAGAAGATTTAACTATCGGTATATGGGTAGATTTTGACTATTAAAATTATCTCATAAATGAGTTGACAAGTTGGAAATAAGCAAGTATGTTAATCACCATGACCGACATCACACCAAAGAAATCAAAAAAGAAATACC